CGCTCAAGGGCGCAAGTCCATCGAGCAGGCCGCGCTGGACGCGAACTGCAGCGAGCGCACGATCCGCCGCTACGTCGAAAAAGTGGCTTCGAAAGAGGCCTAAACCTCGGAAATTTTGCCCAAATGGACCCGATTGACACCGGAAATCCGCCCAAAACGGGCGGTTTGAAGCCCTATTCGCTCGGAAACACGCAGAAACGGCCCGATTTGGACCTCGAAGCGATGGATGTGAGCGAATTGCTCGCCTTGCGCGACAAGATCGACGCGAAACTGCCCTCCACGAGCCTGAAGGACATCAACGTCGAGCAGGAGGTGCTGCTGCAGTATTACCGCGTCAAGGACCTGCAGGAAAAGGCCGCCGACGCGCCCGACGTGCCCACCAACCAGCGCGCACAGGTCGCCAACAGCGTCGCCAACACGCTCAAGGAGATCGTGAAGATGCGCGAGAAGGTCTACAACGCCGAGCAGTTCCGCAAGATGGAGGCCGCCCTTGCGAAGGTGCTGCGCACGCAGCCCAAGGAGGTGCAGGACGCGTTCTTCGCGGCCTACGAGAAGAGTGCGACGGAGATGGCAGCATGATCCTCGATCCCGACTACGCCCGCGTCTTCACGCAAGCCCGCATCATCGCCTGGCAGTACGGCTACTCGGCGAGCCTGCACGGCTCCTACACGCGCGACCTGGACATCCTGCTGACGCCGTGGACCAAAGAGGCGCGGCCCAACCACGACCAACTCGTGCGGCTCATCGCGGACGCCTGCAACCTGACCGTGTCGGTGCTGAACACGCAAGGCGACATCCGCTGGACCGAAAAGCCCCACGGCCGACGCGCGACAAGCCTGCACTTCCCCGGCTTCGGGGATCGTCGCTGGGTGGGCATCTCGATCATGCCGTGCGCACCGGGAGTCGCCCATGCTTGACCGCGTCCTCTTTCGCGAGCACATCGAGCGGGTGCGCTCGGACGTGTCGGCCCGTCACTCGCTTGCGGACATTCCGGCGTGGATCACCGAGAACACCTACATCCGGGGCCAGAAGTACAGCTTCAAGGACCACGAATTTCAGGAGTACATCATCCGCTCGGAAGACACCGAGGTGAACGTGATGAAGTGCTCGCAGGTGGGCCTGTCGGAGATCATGGCCCGCTGGGTGATGGCCGTGGCCTACAACTTCCCGGCGTTCTCGACCATCATCACCTTCCCGTTCTCAGGCGACGCGAACGACTTCGCCAAGACGCGGGTCGATCCCTTCATCCAGTCCTCGCCCAAGCTGTCGGAGGCGATGAGCAAGCTGGACAACAAGGACATCAAGCAGATTCGCGAGTCGCTGGTCTACTTCCGAGGCACCAACGGCACGACGGCGGCGATCTCGATCCCGGCCGACTGCATCGTCTCGGACGAGATCGACCGCTCCAACCCGCACATCCTGACGCAGTACACCTCGCGCCTGACGCACTCGCCGTACAAGCTGCGAAGGAACTTTTCGACGCCCACGGTGAAGGGCTACGGCATCGACCTGAAGATGCAGAGCAGCCGCCGCTTCGTGAACCTGTGCAAGTGCCACCGCTGCAACGAGTGGTTCCGGCCCGACTTCTTCGAGCACGTCACCATCCCCGGCTACGACGGCGAGGTGAAGGCCCTGAACAAGAACACCCTTGCGAAGACCCGCTACCTGGAGGCCTATCTGCGCTGCCCGAAGTGCGGCAAGGAGCCGAGCCTGTACCCGGCGCAGCGCGAGTACGTGTGCGAGAACGCGGGCGACGGCTTCGAGGCCAAGGGCATCTACGTCAGCCCCTTCGACGCACCGGCCATCATCACGCCCACGTCGCTCCTGAAGGCGATGGTCGAGTACGCCCGGTTCTCCGAGTTCGTCAACCAGAACCTCGGGCAGACCAGCGAGGAGGTGTCCGAGTCGCTCGTGCTGGAGGACATCGTCAACGCGACGACGACGGACGACCTGAGATCGACCACCGTGCACGCGTTCGGCGCCGACATGGGGCTGATCTGCCACGTCGTCATCTCGCGCATGACCCTCGAAGGGCAGTGGATCGTCGTGCACCGCGAGCGGGTGCCGCTTGCGAAGTTCGATGAGCGGCGCAGGCAGCTCAAGGCGCAGTTCAACTGCGTCATCAGCGTGATCGACAGCCAGCCCTACGTCGATCTGGTGCTGCGGGTGCAGCAGACCGACAAGAACGCGTTCGGCGCGGTGTACGTGAACTCGAAGCTGCCCGAGGTGTTCCGCGTGAAGATGGCCGACCCGGACGCCGAGGCCGGGAAGCTGCCGATCCACGTCGTCCAGGTCATGAAGGACAAGGCGCTGGACGAGCTGCTGGGCAAGTTCAAGAACAAGGAGGTGGTGATCCAGCACTCGGGCGATCAGGACCTCGAAGACGAGTTCCAGAAGCAGCTTCTGGACATGAAGCGGGTGCAGGAGTTCGACGAGCATCAGGAGCTGAGCTATGTGTGGGTGAAGTCGCCTGCGGCGAACGACCACTTCCACAACGCGATGCTCTACTCCTACATCGCCTGCCGCCTGCGCGGCACCGTCAGCCGCAGCGTGGGCCTCGGCGGCGTGCCGCTGGTCTCGAAGGCCCGGATCGCGCCGATCCAGCGCCAGGCAGCCCACCTTGCGCCGCGCGGGCCGCAGATCATCGGATCGTCGCGCTGAAACGACAAACCCCGGCGAGGACGCCGGGGTTTGAAGGGTGCCGGAAGACGGGCGGCACCGATGGCAACACCAAACTCAAGGACTTGCGGCGCTTCACAGCGGGGCGCCCCGAATATAGCTGAGGTTTGACAGCTCAGCAATGGGTCGCGACAATGCCGCCCATGCTCGACCGTATCCGCTCCCTCTTCAGGCTGAAAGGCACTTTGCCCGCGTCCGGTGGCGGCAAGGTCAAGTCCGCGCCCGGCGCCAAGGCGGGGGCGAGCGGCATGCTGGCGCCACCGACGCCGCCGAAGGTCAAGAACGGCCAGATGACGGTCCCGTCGTACATGACGACGAACGCCGCGCAGACCTCGGCGCGGCCGAAGAACGACCTGAACCTGGCGAACGTGGACATCGTCAACACGTACCGGTTCGGCGCCGATACGGACACGACGATCCGCTCGCTCGCACGCGGCAACCCCGACTTCGCCGCTGCCATCTCCGGCCACCTGCGCCTCGGCATCCCCGAGAAGTACGTCGCCATCGCCTACGACCTGCAGGGCAACTTCAACCTCGAAGGCACGCAGTTCTGCCTGCAGTTCCTCGACCGGCTGAACACGATGCCCGGCTACGACGTGGGCTTCAACCCGACGAACGCGATGCAGTCGCTCGGCGAGAGCCTTGCGAAGGAGATGCTGCTGGTCGGCGGCGTCGGCATGGAGCTGGTGCTGAACAAGGCGCGGCAGCCCGCCTTCTTCGCGCCCATCAGCGTCGGCGGCCAGCGCTTCCGCTTCTACGACGACTGGAGCGGCGGCACGAAGACGCTGCGGCCGGTGCAGGTCGTGGGCGGCGAGGAGATCGACCTCGACGTGCCGAACTTCTTCATGACGTGGCTCGACCCGAGCGTGATCGACCCGTACCCGCAGCCGCCGCTGGAGTCGGCCATCCAGCCGGTGCTGGCCGGATCGACCTTCCTGAACGACCTGCGGCGCCTGTGCGAGCGGCACGTCTACCCGCGCATCCACTGCACGGTGGACGGCGAGAAGCTCAAGGGCCTGATGTCCGAGGAGCAGCTTCTGGACAGCGACAAGCGCGTCGCCTTCCTGAACGAGACGTTCGCCACCATCCAGGACACGGTGAACAACCTCGGCGTCGAGGAAGCGCTGGTGCACTTCGACTTCCTCGACGTGCAGTACGTCGAGGGGCAGGACGGCGACGTGCCGAACACGTTCGACACCGTCAAGGGCATCTACGACGCGAAGATCGCCACCGGAGCGCGCTCGATGCCCTCCTTGCTCGGGCACGGCTCGGGCAGCCAGAACATCGCCTCGACCGAAACGCTGCTCGGGATGCTCACGGCCAACGGCCTCGTGCGGCTGAAGCTGCAGGAGATGTTCTCCAAGGGCCTGACGCTCGGCGCGAACCTGATGGGCCTGCCCGTGGTCGTGAAGTTCGAGTACGACGACATCGACCTGCGTCCGGCGACCGAGCTGGAGGCGTTCAAGGCGCAGCGGCAGTCGCGCTGGCTGGAGCTAGTCTCGCTCGGGTACATGACCGACGAGGAGTTCTGCCTGCGCACGCTGTACCGGCTGCCGCCGACTGGCTTCACGCCGCGCTGGAACACCGAGTTCATGCAGCAGGCCGGTCTCGGCCGCCAGGCCGACGCGATGGGCAACAACTACTCCGGCACAGGCGTCGGCGGCGGCCAGTCGGGCGGCGGCGCCGCCAACCAGTCGCGCACGCCGCAGACGCCCACCGGCAAGCGTGGAGGGAACGGCAAATGACAGTCAAGCTCCCCTTCAAGAAGGGCGCCTCCTTCAGCTTCGGCGGCACCGTGGCGCTGCCTGCGGCGACGACCTGGACGGCGCAGTCGCAGGTGCGCGACGCGGGCGGCGGTCTGGTGGCCGACCTCACCGTCACGCTCACGCCGTTGGCGCCGCCGACGGCCGACGCGACGCCCGCGATCCTGCTCGTCACGGCGGCCGACACGAGCGCGTGGGAAGGCCCGCTGTTCTTCGACGTGGTGTACGTGAGCGCCGATGGCACCTCGAAGGTGCCGTCGGACACCGTGGAAATCGACCTGCAGCCGGGAGTGACCGTCGTTGGCTAATCTCGTCCTCACCCCAACGTACAGCGTCGCCACTGTCCTGCAGGACGGTGACTCGAAAGTCACTTTGCGCCCGTCCACGACGCCGGTCAGCCTGGAGCTGCAGGCGCTGCTGAAGGGCGACAAGGGCGTTCAGGGCGATCCGGGGCCGACCGGCGCGACCGGCGACACCGGGCCGACCGGCCCGCAGGGTCTGCAGGGACCACAGGGCGACACGGGTCCGCAGGGGCCGAAGGGCGACACAGGCGCCACGGGTCCGCAGGGGCCTGCAGGCGCCACCGGACCGCAAGGCCCGCAGGGCGCCACTGGCCCGCAGGGTCCGCAAGGTGACACAGGCGCAACCGGCGCCACCGGCCCTGCCGGGCCGGGCCTTGCGCCGGGCGGCCTTGCGGGGCAGATTGCGGCCAAGGCGAGCGGCGCCGACTTCGACGTGATCTGGATCGACCCGCCGAACCCGAACTGGGGCCACATTGGCGGCAGCATTACGGACCAGGCTGACCTGCAAGCAGCGCTTGCGACGAACCTGAGCGACGCGAAGGGCTACACCGACACCAAGGTGGCCGCGCTGGCAGCGGTGGCCTCGACAGGCGCGTATGCAGACCTGACAGGCAAGCCGACGCTGTTCGATGGGACGTGGGCTTCGCTCA